TGCCGCAGATATAATTGCCAAAACTCCATTATGGATTGAACAAATGCCTGACTTTTCTCTTGATGATATTGAAAATATAATGAGAAAGCATGCTCTTGATAATGGTGTAAGATATATAGCGTTGATGTAAGTTGGGCGCTTAGAGTTTTTTCCACTTATCAGTGGGGTATCACGATCGTGATGCTAACGGGGAAGCCTAAATCGAAAGACATGGTAATCCCGTGGGAAGCTTGGACTTTCAAGTTAAATCTAAATTAAAAATAAAACTTGGAAAGTCTAAGAACCTGTATCGACTATTCGGGGTTAGACCTGAAGTAGGACTATTATTGATACATAGTTCGAAAAAGACTCCTCTCAATAGAGAGTAAGATATAGTCAGTACCAATAGAAATATTGGAGTATATGTCGATTATATACATACATCTTTAAAAATTCTTGAGGAAATTACAAGAAAAACTGGTGGAATTAAATTAAGGGAAGACAATGTTTTATATATGCTATCTATTCGATTAAAAGATTTATGTAATGAATTAGATGTATTTATTATTAGTGGAACACAGGTTAATGGTGAATGGGAAGATAAGAAAAATGGTAATCAAAATCTAATTAGAGGTTCAAAGGCTATTGCTGATAAAATCGACTTTGGTGCTATTGTATTGCCCACTACAGAAAATGACTTAAAATGTTTAGAAACTTTATTGGCTAGCGGATCTGTTGTTGAACCAAATTTAGTTTATCATATATATAAAAATAGACGAGGTCGTCATACAAGTGTAAAGTTATGGTGTACTGCGAATTTAGGAATATGCAGAGTGACACCATTATTTTTAACAGATAATAGTTATAAATTAATTCCCATTGAAGATTTTAAAATAGAAGTAGAAGATTAGAGGGATGTAGATGTTTTATGATAAAGATAAGATTAAAGAAAGTTTAACTCTAGATGACACTTTTAGGATTATTGAAAACCTAGGAGGAAGGCCAGAGTATAGTTCATTTGGTTTTATTTCTGAAACTATTTGTCATAATCATCAAGGCGAAGGCTCAAGAAAATTATATTATTATGCTAATAATAAATTATTCTTTTGCTATACTGAATGCGGCAGCATGGATATTTTAGAAGTTATTCGTAGAAATAAATCTCTTGAAGATGGAGAATATAGTTTATATTTATCTATGCAGTATGTTGCATCTATGTTTGATTATAATTTTGAAATTGAAAATCAAGAAAAAAGTTTAGTAAAAAATGATTTGCAAATATTAAAGAACTATACTGTAATTAGCAAGAAAACAGAAAAAACTAAACTTGAATACAATTTATACAATGATCAAATTTTAAATAACCTAGGATTTATACCTCCTCAACCATGGATAAATGAGGGTATAACAATAGATACAATGAAAAGATATAAGATACGATATTATGGTACTGACCACAAAATAGTTATACCGCATTTTAATATGGATAATGAATTAATTGGTATTCGAGGTAGAGCATTATCAAAAGAAGATGAAAATCTTTATGGAAAATATATGCCAATTAAAATTAATAAAACAATGTACACACATCCACTTTCAACTAATTTATATGGTTTAAATTTGAATTTAAATAATATAAAAAAGATAAGAAAGATAATAATATTTGAAGCAGAAAAGTCTGTATTGTTATATGATAGTATGTTTGGTGAAGAAAATAATATTTCCGTTGCAGTGTGCGGCAGCTCCATATCAATTGCTCAACAAGATATAATTAAAAACATCTGCTGTGTTGATGAGGTTATTCTTGCTTTTGATAAGGAATTCCGAAATATAGGAGATAAAGAGTTTAACAAAAATAAAGAGTTTTTATTAGGTCTAGCATCAAAATTTAAAAATTATTCTAATGTTTCTATAGTTTTTGATAAGTTTGATATGATTGGATATAAAGACTCTCCAATTGATAGAGGTAAAGAAACATTTGAATTTTTATTAAATAATCGAATTTTAATATAAAGGAGTTTGAATAGATGCAGATAAAATTAATTAATGCCATGAGAGAAGATATTCCTTATTCTTATCAAATATTAAGTAATAGGGGAGTAGATTTAAATAATATAGAACAGTTTTTAAATACAACAGATGAGGTAATTAACGATTATAAAAATTTAGATAATATCGATTTGGGAGTTAAAACTCTCTTAAAACATATTGGAAAAGGAAATAAGATTTTAATACAAGTTGATGCTGACGTTGATGGATATACATCAGCCGCAGTTCTTTATAATTATCTTCGCAGTAACTTTCCTAACGCAAATCTTTATTATCAAGTACATGATGAAAAGATGCATGGATTAGAAATTACAGAAGATATTTTAAATAATGAATATCAATTAATTATTGTTCCTGATGCTGGAAGTAATGAATATAACAAACATAAAATTTTAAAAGATAAAGATATTGATATTATTATTCTTGACCATCATGAAGCTGAACTATCTAGCGAAGATGCAATTGTAATTAATAATCAATTGTCTCCAAGATATACAAATAAAGCATTGTCTGGAGTGGGAGTTGTGTGGCAATTTTGTAGGGCATTAGATGATATTATAGCAGATGAAAAAGATACAATTGCAGAAGATTATTTAGATTTAGTTGCTCTTGGTTTAATAGCTGATATGATGGATACGAAAGAATTAGAAACCAAAAGATTAATAGAAAAAGGTATCGAACAAATGAAAGAAGGAATGCCAATTCCTAGAAATTATTTTTTAGAATCTTTTATTAAGAAACAAGCATATTCTTTAAAAAATACTGTTACTCCTATTGGTCTTGCATGGTTTATTGCTCCTTTTATAAATGCGGTTGTCCGTGTAGGATCACCAGAAGAAAGGTTATTAACTTTTGAAGCCATGCTGCAAGAAAATGAAAAAAAGATTGTACCTTCTACAAAACGAGGTTGCAAAGGACAAGAAGAAACTTTAGTAGAACAAGCAATTCGAACTTTAACTAATGTTAAGAACAGACAAAAAAATCAAACAGATGAATTGCTATCAAAATATGAACCTAAAATAACAGATGAATATTTAGAACAAAATAGCATTATTACAATTATTATTGATAATAGTATTAACCCAAATTTAAAAGGATTAGTTGCTAATAAAATATCTGCTAAATACTTGCGGCCAACCTTTATCTTGTCTGAAGATGAAATTGATGGTGTAGTTTATTATTTTGGTTCTGGTCGAAATATAGAAACTCCTATATTACCAGATTTAAGAAATTTTGTTCTTGATAGTGGTTTTGCTGAATACTGTGAAGGGCATGGAAATGCTCATGGTGTTAAATTTACTAAAGAAAATTTTGAAAAGTTTAATATATATGCAAATGAGAAACTAAACTTCCAAGACTCTTATACAGAATATAAAGTTGATTTTATATTTAATAAAGAAAATTTAAGACCTGAAATTATTTTAGATATAGCATCTTTAAATGATTATTGGGGACAAGGAATTAAAGAGGCGCTTATTGCTGGAGTAAATATTCCTATTACAGAGTCAGATAAATTACTAATGTCCAAAGACAAAAATCCAACTTTAAAACTTAATTTAAATGGAATTGAATCAATTAAATTTAAATCATCTGAAGAAGAATTTGACTCTATTGCTCCAAATGGATATACAACTACAGTAATAGATTTTGTAGGAAAATGTACTTTAAATGTTTGGAATGGTAATACGAAACCACAAATTATGATTGAAGATTATGAGGTCAAAAATACAATTATTAGTTTCTAAAGGAGATAAAAATGATATTAATTTGTCAAGAATGTGGCAAAGAGATGGAAGCTCAAAAATCTAATAAAAAATACTGCTCAAGAAAATGCTCTAATAAAGCTCAAAATAAAAGAGCTAAAAATAATATAAATAAAATGGAAAAACATTGTGTTATTTGTGGAGTAGAATTTAAAATTAGAAATATAGCAGCGAATAATAGACAATATTGTTATGACTGCCTTCCAGAAGGAAAAACTGCTACTAGAACAGTTTATACTGAGTTAATAAAAAAGAAATATGGTGGAAAATGTATAATTTGTGGTTATGATAGGTGTATGTCTGCATTAGAATTTCATCATTTAGACCCAAACGAAAAGGAAGGAATTGTTTCTAATAGTAATGGGACTGTTGAAAAGTCTTTAATAGAAGCAGAAAAATGTATTTTAATTTGTAGTAATTGTCATAGGGAGATTCACGCTGGCGTGATTTCTGTAGATAAAAAGGAGGTGATGTCATGATATTAACTGCACAACAAGAAAACGCTATTAGAATTATGTCTAATAATATTAAAAACAGAGAAGCAATTACTGTTATTTCTGGTTATGCAGGTACTTGACTGGGAAAAGTACAATTATAAGTCACTTTATAAACCAATCAAATCTCATGGACAGCACAGCTTTTGCTACTTTTACTGGCAAGGCTTCTTTGGTATTACAAAATAAAGGACTACCTGCAACCACTATTCATAAATTGATTTATAACGCGTATAGAAATAAAGTAACTGGAAATTTTTATTTTAAACTTAAACCTATTTTAGATAGGAATATTAAGTTAATTGTTATTGATGAAGTTTCAATGGTTCCAATGAAATTATTAACAGATTTAATGTCTTTTAATATTCCGCTAATCTGCTTAGGAGATCCTGGGCAATTGGAGCCAATTGGGGAAGATAATGGACTATTAAAAAACCCTAATATCTTTTTAGAAGAAATTCATAGACAGGCGCAAGATAATAGCATTATTAAACTTTCAATGATGGTGCGGCAAGGAGAAAAATTGCCAGTTATTACAGACGATCCATTTGTTAAAGTATTAAAGAAAGAAGATTTAACCTTACCAATGTTACAGTGGGCGGATCAAATACTTTGTTCAAAAAACATAACCAGAAGAACGATTAATAATGAAATGCGGCAAGCCCTTGGATTTACTGATCCCCTTCCAGAAAAAGGTGATAAGTTAATCTGTCTACATAACTATTGGGACTTTTTAAATGACGATGGTTTTCCTTTGATTAATGGTACTATAGGAAAAGTCACAGATATAGTTAAAGGTAAAGACTCTGGAATTTTACCACAACAGTGTTTTATAGATTTCCAAGCAGATTATACAGAACCTGAATTTTATAGTATAAACGCAGACCCTAATATTTTTAAAGGGATAGCCCCGCAAAAGAATTTATTAAAAAATAAAAGAATCATTCATGAATTTGATTATGGATATGCAATTACAATTCATAAATCTCAAGGAAGTTCTTTTGAAAAGGTTTTAATTTATGAGGAGTATCTAAAGGGAGCCGGGCATGCAAGATTATTATATACTGCAATCACAAGAGCAAGTGAGAAACTTGTATTAATAAAGGCGGATTAAAAATGGGATTATATGATTATAATAGATATTATAAAGAAAAATCTTTAATAGAATATCACACAGTAATTTTGTGTCAATCTATTGAAGATATAAGTAAAGCACAGGAATGGTTAAAAAATCAAAATAATATTAAATACCTACCTAAAAAAGATCATTTCGCTTATTACTGTCCTATGTGCAATTGCATTTTAAAATTTGGAGATAGATGTAGAAATATGAGTTGCAATCAAGCAATTGATTGGGATAGTGTTTAATTTTTATTGACATTTTTAAAGAAATTTTCACTCCACCAGAGGCGGTCGAATCTGAGGAGTCCATCTAAATTTTTCAATAATGAAAATGGAATTTGAACTTTTTAGAAAAAAATGGTATAATAATATATACGATAGGAGAATAATTTATGATATGAAATTTATCAACTACACGATACAAGAACGTGGAGATAAACTATTAATTATTGTCCTAAATGAAAAGACAGGAGAAAGTTTAGCTTATGAATATGAGTGTTTATATGAAAAGACATGGGATTATGATATGCAAGACAAAGTAAATGCTAGAAAAAAGTTAAACGAAATGATAGAGATTTTAAAATAGAAAGGTAGTTAAATATGTATTTTTCAATTCACAATCACTCTGAATATAGTAATATTAAACTTTTAGATTCTATTAATAAAATTCCTATGTTATTTGATAGGGCAATAGAAATAGGCTTAAAAGGTTTTGCATTAACTGACCATGAAGTATTGTCTGGTCATGTACAAATGATTAAAACTTATCAAAAGTATTTAAAAGAAGAAAAAATTGACGAGAATTTCAAAATTGTTTTGGGTGATGAAATTTATTTAATTGATGATATTGAAGATTATCAAATAAATTATAGTGCGGCGACGCATAGTTATTATCACTTTATTTTACTTGCAAAAAACTTTGATGGGCATTTAGCTTTAAAAGAAATAAGTTCTACTGCTTGGGTGAATTCATATACCCAAAGAGGTGTAATGAGAACCCCGATTACTAAAAAACAATTAAAAGATATTATTAGTCGTTATCCAGATACTCTAATAGGCTCAACCGCATGTTTAGGTGGAGAACTTCCAAAGTTAGTTATGCAATTGGAAAAAGCTGAAAGAGAATATAATGATCAAGCGATATATCAAATTAAAACTAAAATTGATAGATTCATCACTGATGCTATTGATTTATTTGGTATTGACAATTTCTTTTTAGAAATTCAGCCTAGTCATAATAAAGAACAGATTCTTGTTAATAAAATGTTATTAAAATTAGGTGGCGTTTATAATATTAAAGTTATTTATTCTACTGATAGTCATTATCCGTCAAAAGAAAAAAGAATAATCCATAAATCATATTTAAATGCTATGGACGGTGAACGAGAAGTAGACGATTTTTATGCTACTGCTTATATGATGGATACAGAAGAAATTTATTCTTATATGTCTGATTATTTAACTTTAGAAGAATTTAATATACTTACTGAAAATAGTATTTATCTAATGGACAAATGCGAAATTTATGATTTAGCAAAACCGCAGTCAATACCTAATGTAGAAGTAAAAAATTATAATAAAAATTCCGAATTATTTATCAATACAGAATATGAATATTTACAATTAATGGCTAACTCTGATTATGCTGATGACAGATACTGGATTAATGAATGTTTATTAAGTCTTACAGCAAAAGGATTAAAAGATAAAAAATATATAGATCGACTTAATGAAGAAGCAAAAGAGCTTTGGTTAATCTCTGAAAAATTAAATATTCGAATGACTCAATATTATAATACTATGAAAAAGATTATTGAAATTGTATGGTATGAGGGAGATAGTTTAGTTGGTACTGCAAGAGGTAGTGCCACTGGGTTCTTATCTTGTTATTTATTAGGCATTACTCAGCTAGACCCATTGGAATGGAACTTGCCGCATTGGAGACATTTAACAGCAACTAGACCCGAATTACCAGATATTGACTTTGATACTCAAGCAAGCAGAAGAAGTAGAATTATCCATGCAATTCAAGAATTCTTTAACAAAGATATTCCAGAAATTTATGCTCAATTTGAAAGTTGTTATAATGTTTTAAATATTGCAACTTTTGGTACTGACGCATCAAAATCTGCTTGTATTACTGCTTGTCGAGGATATAGATCAGAAGAGTTCCCAGAGGGCATTGATAGTGATATTGCTCAATATTTAACCAGTATGATTCCTTCTGAAAGAGGTTTTATTTGGACTCTACATGATTGTATTTATGGAAATGAAGAAAAGGATAGAAAACCAATTTCTCTATTCGTAAAAGAGATTAATAAATATGAAAATTTATTAGAAATCATGATGTCAATTGAAGGTTTGGTTAACAAAAGATCAATCCACTCATCTGGTGTATATATTTATAATGATGGATTTTTAAAGTACAATGCGGTCATGCGGGCGCCTAGTGGGCAGTTTATTACACAATTTAATATGGATGATTCTGACTATATGGGTTCTTTAAAATATGACTTCTTAACTATTGAGGCTTTAGATAAAATTAGAACAGCTATTGATTTATTATCTGATGATGGATTAATAGAATGGAGAAATTCATTAAAAGAGACATATGATAAGTATCTTCATCCTGATGTTTTATCACATGAACAAGCAATTTGGGATTTAATGGGAAATGATGAAGTTATCAATTTATTTCAATTTGATACTCCTGTTGGTTCTCAATGTGCCAAAAAAATTAAACCTAAATCTTTATTTGACGCAGCCTCTGCTAACTCTTTAATGAGACTTATGGCGGATCATGGATCTGAGCAACCAATGGATAGATATATTAGATTAAAAACTAATATGCAACTTTGGTATTTTGAAATGAAACAAAAAGGATTAAATGAAAATGAAGTTAAAATTCTTGAACCTCATTACCTTCCAGTATATGGAACTCCTAATACCCAAGAGGATTTAATGGAAATTTTAATGAATCCTAAAATTACAAATGCAGATTTAACATATGCAAATAAAGCTAGAAAAATTATTGCCAAAAAGAAAATGGACGAAGTAGAAGGTTTTAGGGCAACTTTTTTTGAAAAAGGATTGGAAAATAATTGTAGACAAATATTTTTAGAATATATTTGGGATACGACTATTAAGCCACAATTAGGATATTCATTTTCAAGAAATCATACTGTACCTTACTCCTTTATCGCTTTACAAGAATTAAACTTATATCATAGATTTCCAAGCATTTATTGGAATACAGCTTGTTTAACTGTAAACGCAGGTTCTATGGATATGGATGAAGACGACGCCCAAAAGTCTACTAACTATGCAAAAATGGCTGTGGCTATTGGAGATATTCAAAAACAAGGGTTGTCTATTTCTCTTGCTGACCTTAATAGATCATCATTTAGTTTTAAGCCTGATGCTGTAAAGAATGAAATTATTTTTGGACTAAAAGGAGTTACTAATGTCGGTGATGATTTAATTACTGAGATTATCAAGAATAGACCTTATGCTTCTATTGAAGATTTTTTGAATAAGATTAAAATTAATAAGCGAGCGATGTTAAATTTGATTAAAGGTGGTTCATTTGATTATCTTTATGAAGATCGAACTAGAGAAGATATTTTGAGAGAGTATATTACTATTACTTCAGAACCAAAGAAAAAACTAACTCTACAAAACTTTAATGGTTTAATTGAAGCAGGTCTAATCCCAGATGAACTAGAATTTATTGTTCGAGTCTTTAACTATAATAAAGTATTAAAAAAATACTTTAAAAAAGATGATTATTTTATTTTAGAAAATGAATCAGTATTGCTATTCTATCAAGAAAACTTTGACCAATCTTTATTAGAAGTAATTGATAATATATACCATATCAATCAAAAGATTTTTGATAAACAAATTTATCAAAAGCAAATGGATAAAGCTAGAGCATGGTTAAAGAAAAATCATGATGAAGTTTTAACAACATACAATAATTTACTATTCCAAAAAGAATGGGATAAATATTGTGAAGGTAATATTAGTTCATGGGAAATGGAAAGTATTTCATTCTATTATCATGAACATGAATTAGCTCATGTAAATAAAGCAAAATATGGAATTAGCGATTTTGATAAACTCCCATATATTCCAGAGGTTGATTATTTCTTTAAGAAAAATGGTCAAGATATTCCTATATATAAATTAACTAGGATTATTGGAACTGTTATAGGTAAAAACAAAACCAATGGAACAATCCATTTATTGACAGTAGATGGAGTTGTAACAGTTAAATTTAGAAAAGAAATGTTTGCAATTTATAACAAACAATTATCAGAAAAGCAAGAAGATGGCACTAAAAAAATCACTGAAAAGTCTTGGTTTACAAAAGGTAATAAAGTAATGATTACAGGGTATCGACGAGAGGATCAATTTGTACCAAAGAAATACGCAAAAACACAAGGTCATACATTATATATTATTGATAAAGTCCATGATAATGGAGATATAGATTTAAGGAGCGAAAGATAATGAATACAGATTTTAAAGTTGGTATATATATTGAAGATGAAAAAACATATTTATCACTTGAGTTTATTAAAGATGAAAAATATAAAATTACAATTCCTAAAATTTCATTATCTACTATTGATATTGAAAAAGAAGATGTAGTGGGATATATCTGTAATTATATCCCTTTCACAGAGTCATCGGTATGTAAAATATCTATGGATATTGTAACAAAAGATCAAATATTATATAGTGTTGAAAATTTAAATTATAAACCTCCACAAGAGCTTACGATATCAGAAATTGAAGCAAAACTTGGACACAAGATTGTAATTAAAGGAGAATAATATGTATAAGATGGTTTGTATCTGCGGCAAGGCTGCATCTGGGAAAGACACAATTTTAAAAACAATATTAGAAGAATATCCCGATATATTTTGTCGGAATCTATCAACCACTACTAGATCTCCTCGTGAAGGTGAGGTTCAAGGTATAGATTATGATTTTATAACAGAAGAACAAATGATGAATAAATTATTAAATGGAGAAATGTTAGAAGTAGTAGAATTTAATGGAAAGTTTTATGGAACTGCATTAACTACTTTATCAACAGAAAAAATTAATATTAGCATATATAACCCAGCTGGAGTTGAATTACTTTTAGATAACACTCAAATTAAACTATTAATTTTCTATATAGATTGTAATGATGTAATTAGAATTTTTAGATATATTAATAGAGAGCCAAATTTTGATTTAATAAGTTTTTGTAATAGAATGTTATTAGATGAAAAAGAATTTAATCCTCTAATTAATGAAATTAAAGACTACGAAATTTTTACTAGTTTTAAAAATGAAACTGCGGCTGATATGCAAGATATTATAGAGAATATTGCAAAAATTTCTATAGACTTTTTCTTCCAAAAAAATTGACAAATTTTTAAAAAAATGATATAATATATCAAGAGGTGAAAAAATGATAACAAAAAATGAATATGAGAAGCAGATAGCCGCAAGTTTAAAACCATTAAGAAGAGAAGATATCCCGCAAGAAACAGTAGATAATATTGATAGTCTATTTGCAAATAGATATAATAAATATATTATGCTACTATGCCACGAAAATCGTTACTACACTATCTTTAACAGGGTTACAAATGTAATTTCAACTAAAAGTATCGCAGAAAGATTATTAGATTTTATATTTAATGATCCTTATTTAAAAACACTTGGAGATATTAAATATATTGACATTTGTGAAGAGCATGTAGAGATTTGGATTGGTGAATTATATTTCGCATTATTTGAATGTGATGGCTTTATTGTAAACATATAAGAAGGTGAGATTATGCAATTTATTTTTAGTACAAATTTTACTACGCAATTATCATGCTATATAATGGAAGACCAGCCCGCAAATGATTTACCTAACTTTCATTTTACAGCACATGATAGTGTAGATTCGATTGTATCGAGAACCCATCTTAGAAGGCCGACTAAAATAACTTTTATAGGTAAAACCCCAATTTTTAAAGAAATAGAAAAATATTACAAAAACATTTATAATGGAGAGGTGGAAATAATATGGCTGTAAATTTAAAGCAAGTAACTGAAGTTTTTGAAGTGGACACTGAACAAGAAGCAACTGATCTGGTTGCGAAAACAAAAGAAGAATATAATGTAATTAAATCTTCAATTACATATAAGTTTAGAAAAAAAGATCAAAGAGAATATTATATTGTAGAGTTGAAAAAGAGTTTTGAAATTGAAGAAATGGAGTAAATTGAATGGCTAAATTTGAAAAAGTATCCAAATATAAAGAAGTAGAATTTGATCTTCCGTCTAGAAAGACTAAGTATTCAGCAGGTTATGATTTTGTAGTTGTTGAAGAAACAGTTGTACCAAGTGTTTATAAAGGTGTTTTTAAAATTTTGCTTGAAGGTCTTGGGAAAAATGATTATGTTAATAAGAAATTAGCAGATATTGATATTGAGACTTTTGATTATACCCAATTATATACACCTGAATTTGCGGGGTCTCTATTGGAAGGGCAAGATTTAGATGAAATTTTAGTAGATATTTTCAGAAAAGATTTAAAAGAAATCAAAACTTTAATTTCTAATAATAATGCTAAATTAACACTTGTACCAACAGGAGTTAAAGCATATATGGATTCAGATCAATATCTTGAATTGGCTATTCGCTCTTCTACTCCTATGAATTCATATCTAATGTTAGGTAACGGAGTTGGAATTATTGATGCAGATTATGCAGATAATCCAGATAACGAAGGTCATATCTTTTT